GAATTGTGCAGTAAATGTAATAACATCCCCTTGCATTGCTTGAGTTGTGGTTGCATTGTTAGAAGCTACCGCAATGGTGCTCGAAGATTTAAATACCGGCAGTGTTGTATCAACAGTAACTGATCCACTTAAACTGGGTAATGTTGTTCCAGTCATAACATTTGCAGCAGCATCATTTAATGTTGCGCTATTTAGAAAATTTAATGTGGCACTTGTGGCAAAAGAAACCGCACCGGATTGACCAGACAAAACTGTATATGTAAAGGTCATTGTATCAATATTATTAACCTGACTTGATGACGCAGTGGATGCATCCGCATAAACTACAGTACTACCTATTTTAAAAGGCACTCTTGCATCAGTCACAGTCCCTGTTGAAATGGAAAGGGGTTCACTGAATTGTGCAGTAAATGTAATAACATCCCCTTGCATTGCTTGAGTTGTGGTTGCATTGTTAGAAGCTACCGCAATGGTGCTCGAAGATTTAAATACCGGCAGTGTTGTATCAACGCAATGGTGCTCGAAGATTTAAATACCGGCAGTGTTGTATCAACTGTAATTGTTGTACTACTTGCACTACCAGTAGTAGCATTTCCTGCAGCATCAGTAATAATAGCGTTAAAAGTTAAAACTGCACCTTGAGCAAAACCTGTTATAGCTTCCAATGTAGCAGCAGTGATACTAATTGTTTTATTAATATTTAAGTCATCTACAACAATGGCTACACTTGAACCAAGCGAAAGATAACTCCCACTACCAACTTTAACTTGTAGTTGAACACTTCCACCTGTCAATGAACTGTCATTAGCAATTGGAACACTAACATCTAAACCAGTATTTGTACTATTCCAATAATTTGCAACTACGGGTGCTCCGGTTGTTACTACTCCTCCTGTAGTGAAAGCAGTAGGTGCTGTGTTGTCAATTGTAAAAGTGTTATTACTTGGTACTTGCGAATCATCATATGTATTACTACCAGAACCAACAGCACTAATACTTAATGTTGCAGTTTCATTTGTGTCTGGAACTGTGTAGGCATAAGACCAGACTGTAGATGAACTTTTTCCTAAAGATGATGAAATATTGGTAGCTAATCCAGTAGAAGTAAGTGATGGTGTATCACCGACAGATTCAGTGAAAGTAACGATCATTTGAAGAGTTTCACCATTCTTAACCGAAATGGTGTCAGTATAAGTGGTACCTGAGTCTTTGGAATATTGAATGGTAGAAAGTATGGCCACCATATTGTTTTATAATATATATAAATAAAATAATAGTTTTAATCGAAATCATAATCTGCTATTATTTATAATATCATAATCTGCTATTATTTATGGTATCATAATCTGCGATTATTTATGGTATCATAATCTGCGATTATTTATATCTAAGGAAAAATGTTTTTAACTAAAGAGGACACGCGTTTCTTACCTACATGTTTCATTTCTACAGAATAGTCGATAAATGCTTGTTTCAATCTCTCTACCACGTGCATATGAGAATACTTTTCATAATGTTGGATTCTATAATTCAGCGATTCATTAGAATATAATGAGCTGACTATTTCTGCGATTTCGGTCATCTCGGAAGATGACAATTTTTTATTAAGAATATATTTACTATAAAATTTACCCATGATGCTAAATGGGTCCAAGGTTTCCACAATCATATTATGAGTGATCATTTTTTCATGTTTTTCAAGCAACACATTTCACCACTATAGGAATTCAATTTCGTGTGAAGGAATATTAGAATATAATCAACTTTTTTATAATATATATAAATAAAAAAATGATATAAAATACTCATTATACTTCAAGAAATATACTATAAATCATGCTTGCTAAATATCAAAAACTTACGGATAAAGAGCATATTCTTAAAAAACCAGACACATATATTGGGTCCATTGAGAATACAGAAAATCAAGTATATGTTTTTGATGAAACGAACAATAAAATCGTCGAAAAAAGTATTACTTACATTCCTGCACTTTACAAGTTATTCGATGAAGGCATTGTCAATTGTCGAGACCATGTTATCAGACAACAGCATGCCGTCCAAGATTCCGTAAAAAATTCCCTACCAGTTTCTAAAATCGCTATTTCCATTTCGGACGATGGAATTATCACCATGGAAAATGACGGAAATGGAATCGATATCGCCGAACATCCTGAGCACAAGTTATGGATTCCAGAAATGATTTTCGCACACCTTCGCACATCAACCAATTATGATGAAAAGAAAAAGGAAAAAATCGTCGGTGGTAAAAATGGATTCGGTTTCAAGTTGGTTCTTATATGGTCAACGTGGGGTAAAATCGAAACCATTGACCATACAAGGGGTCTTAAATATGTACAAGAATTTTCCGATAATCTCAATACAATTAATAAACCAAAGATTACAAAATGCGGATCAAAACCAATGACCAAAGTCAGTTTCAAGCCAGATTATGCACGCTTTGGAATCAATGGATTAACACCGGATATCTTGAGTCTTCTCAAGAAGCGTGTATATGATATTTCCGCGGTTACAGATAAAACAATCAAAGTATTATATAATGGGAGTCAAGTTCCTGTCAAAACATTTCAACAATACATAGATCTTTATATTGGACCGAAGAGCGAAACAACTCGCGTATATGAACAAGGCGATAATCGTTGGGAATACGCAGTATGTATTTCTCCATCAGACGAATTCCAACAAGTCTCTTTTGTAAATGGTATAAGCACCAATAAAGGTGGAAAACATGTGGAATATATTTTGAATCAAATTGTCCGTAAAATGGTTGCCCTTATTAAAAAGAAAAAGAAGATCGATGTAAAAGCTGCAGCCATCAAAGAGCAGCTCATGTTATTTATTCGATGCGATATTGAAAATCCTTCCTTCAATAGTCAGACAAAGGATGAACTCGGCACATCTTCCACCAATTTCGGCTCTTCATGTACTGTAAGCGACGATTTTATTGAGAAACTCGCAAAGATGGGTGTCATGTCGGCAGCATGTGCACTTACTGAAGTAAAGCAAAACAAAGCCGCCAAGAAAACGGATGGAACAAAAAGCAAAAGCATTCGCGGCATTCCCAAGTTGATTGACGCGAATTATGCCGGCACCGTAAAATCCAATCAATGCACAATCATCTTTTGCGAGGGAGATTCGGCCAAAGCCGGTATTGTATCTGGGCTTTCCAAAGAAGACCGCAATATTATCGGGGTGTATCCGATGAAAGGTAAACTGCGTATTATGGAAAATAAGGAAATCTCGGAAATCAAGCAGATTCTCGGTCTTGAATCGAACAAAACATATACATCAGAAGACATTACAACCAAACTTCGTTATGGCAAGATATTATTCATGACGGATCAAGACTTGGATGGTTCGCATATTAAGGGTCTGGGTATTAACATGTTCGAGAACCTCTGGTCTTCCTTGGTGGAAATTCCCAATTTTATTGGCTTCATGAATACACCTATTCTCAAGGCGAAAAAAGGTGGTCAAGAACTCGTATTTTATAATGATGGTGAATATGAAGAATGGAAAGAGACGAATTCCATCAGTGGTTGGAATATTAAATATTACAAGGGATTGGGTACAAGTACGGGTAAAGAATTCAAGGAATATTTCAAGCATAAAAAGGAAGTGTATTTTCATCATGAAGGAAACTCCAGCACCAATGCCATTGATATGGTCTTTAATAAAAAGCGTGCGGATGATCGCAAGACATGGTTAGGTGGATATAGTAGGAAGTCATTTTTAGATACAGCGAATGATCAAGTATCTTATGGAGAATTTATTGACCGCGAGCTTATTCATTTTTCGAAATATGATTGTGATCGTTCTATTCCCAATCTAATGGATGGGTTGAAAATCAGCTTGCGAAAAATCCTTTATTCCGCATTCAAGAAGAATCTCAAAAGTGAAATTAAAGTCGCGCAATTTAGTGGATATGTATCGGAGCATTCAGGATATCATCATGGTGAGGCGAGTTTAAACGCGGCGATAGTAGGTCTTGCGCAGAATTATGTCGGCAGCAATAATATTAACTTGTTTCAACCCAACGGTCAATTCGGCACACGGTTGCAGGGTGGAAAAGATTCAGCGAGTGAAAGATATATATTCACACAATTGCACCCAATTACGCGCGCCATTTTCAGACAAGATGATGATACCATTTTGAAATACTTGGATGATGATGGCACGCCGGTGGAGCCTATTCACTATTGTCCGATTATCCCGATGATTTTGGTAAATGGGTCCAGAGGTATTGGTACGGGATTCAGTACAGATATTATGAGCTATAATCCAATGGAAATTATTGACTACTTGAAAGAGAGACTTGCTCTAAATGCAGATACAGATGCAGATACAGATACAGACGCGGACGTAGATGCAGACGAGGCCCCGACACAAAACATTAATCCATATTATCATGGATTTAAAGGTACAATTCAAGAAATGGAAGACGAAGAAGGCAAGTATTTAATCAAAGGAATATACGAAATAACTGGTCCAAAGAAATTTCGCATTACTGAATTGCCAATAGGTTCTTGGACGGAGGATTATAAGCAATTTTTGGAAGGTCTTATGGACAAGCAAAGTAAGTCGTATACTGGAAAAGTAAAAGATTACAATGATATGAGCACTGACACTACAGTAGATATTGAAATTATATTGAATGAAGACGTTGCTCCGCTGGTATCAGCCAATTCATCAATAGACAATGTAAACGCATTGGAAAAGATGTTCAAGTTGTATAATACTCAATCAACGAACAATATGCACATGTTTACACATGATGAGAAGTTGAAGAAGTATGCCAATGTATATGAGATTGTTGAAGACTTTTATCATGTGCGATTGGCATATTATGAAGTGAGGCGCAGGGCAATGTTGAAAAGACTTGATGAAACCCAATGTCTTCTGAGCAATAAGGCGCGATATATTAGCGAAATATTGAATGATACGATCGACCTCAGGAAAAAGAAAAAAGAAGCTATTCATGCTATGCTTGTTAAAAAGAAATATGATGTTGTGGATACTGATTATAAATACTTGATAAAAATGCCAATGGATAGTGTGTCCGAAGAAAGTGTGGAAAAGTTATTATCAGAAAAGGTTCAAAATGAAGCGCGCATTGCTGAACTAAAAGCGACTACGAATAAAGTGATGTGGCAACGCGAATTAGATGAACTGAAAGAATTATATGATAAATTGTTTCTACAAGCAAAAGTTGAACCTGCATCTATCCCTATAAAGAAAAGTACAAAATCAAAGTCAAAATTAAAGATAATTGTAAAATAAATGTTAATGCATATTAATCAAAAATTATTCATTAATATGCATTGTTGGTGCATTGTTGGTGCTGCATTTTTTATTTATGTATTACAGAAAATGTATAAAGCGTTTATTCATATATTTATATTTACATAATAATGGGAAATTCAATTTCAACACATAATCTACCAGATAAATGTTTAATTTGTTGGGAAAATATAGAATCAATAGATAAAGTTTCTTGTTTTCGTTGTAATATAATGTTACACACATATTGTGAAGAAACCTATAGAAATATATCTTCAAGACAATATTGTAAATGTCCTCACTGTCAACAGATTGGAACACTTGGCTGCTTGAAATAGAAGCTCAATAATCATAATAAATTATTAATAATCATAATAAATTATTTATAATCATAATAAATTATTTATAATCATAATAAATTATTTAAACATGGCTAAATAGTAACATTATAGTTAATGCTTCAATTATATTATTGTGTTGTTGGGATAGAAATGGGAATGACGTGTGCTTCAAATGTAGAAATTATAGCAACATTTTCTACATATGATAAAGCCAAGCATTTTATTGATAATAAAAAATATCGGGCGATCTATACGTTAGTGGATATATTGGAAACACATATAGATACGATAAATATAGGCATTCAAAATTCCATCAATTTAAGTTAAAACCAATTTTTTAATTCGAGTGTTTTATCATTCACGTCAGCTTGTATTGGGTGTGATATAGGTGTATACATTGTGCTTGCGTCGCGCAGATAATTTATATAAGCTACCGATTCATTGTATACGCGTTTCACACAATAGTCTAAAACAAGCTGGTTCAATGCTTGTAATTGCGCAGTAATTGCAGTTGGTTGATTGGTCGCACTTTGTAAATATATACTTCGCATAACTATTTTTAAACTATCGACACTCTGATTTCCAATAGTATACAGACCTTTAGACAGTTTATATACACCAGCGCGAATACCATTCTGCAAAATTTGTATATTTTCCTTTGAAAAAAATGCTATTGACATTGGTGTATCCACCCAATTTCCGGTTAAAGCATCTCTAAAGTTGCTTGTGTCATCAACTTTTATCTTATCATACATGGAAAACAAAGCTCCAGTATTTGGTTGCATAATATCTACACGTCCATTTGTTTTTGAGCAACTCATTCTTTCTATATAATACTTTCGTATAAAAAAATTATATCTATTTAATTTATATTATAATGACTTTTCAAAAATCCGTATTGAGCGTTGCAGGTATATTGCTAATTATATGTTTAATCATGATAGGTGTTGCTATGCGAAATAATAAATATGATTCAGATTTTCCACCAGTTGTAGCCGATTGTCCAGACTATTGGATAGAAAAACCTTCCTCTATGCCTGATGCAACACAGTGTTATAATGTGAAAAATTTAGGCAAAAGTCAGTGTGAGAAGTCGAAAGATTTCTCCGGAAGTTTATGGAGTGGTACCGAAGGCACTTGCAATAAATATAAGTGGGCTACATCATGTGATCTTACATGGGATGGTGTTACTAACAAAACCGATCCATGCAATAAGGACTCTGACGGTAGTTCATAATTACATATAATATGCTTATAATATGCATATGATATGCTTATAAATAAAACATATAAATATAATGTCTGTATATGTTTTAGACCTTAGTAATGGAAAACTTAAATATTAATCATATTTTGAATCGCGTCGAAACCGCAGATGAAATTAAAAATATTTTATCTACCATGACATCAAACAAACATGATCTAATTGTTAAAAAGGGTATTTATATATATGGTAGTCCAGGGGTTGGAAAAACATATTTTGTAGAGCAGATTTTGCGAAACATGAATTATGATATTATAAAATATGATGCGGGTGATATTCGCAACAAAAATATTATAGACACTATTACCAAGCAAAATATGTCCGATGTAAATGTATTATCACTCTTACAAAAAAAGAAACGCCAGATCGCCATAATTATGGACGAAATTGATGGCATGAACAATGGCGATAAAGGAGGATTGTCTTCATTAATTAAACTTATCCGACCCAAAAAAACGAAAAAACAGAAAACAGAAGACACGTCAATGAATCCAATTGTATGTATTGGAAATTACCATATGGATAAAAAAATTAAAGAGTTGATCAAGGTATGTCATACATATGAATTAAAGGCTCCAACAGAAAAGCAGATTACCACCCTATTGGACATTCTTACACCATCATTGGATACTGAATTAAAAAGTAATCTTATAAAATATATCGACGGTGATTTGAAAAAAATGTCTTCAATATATAATATTTATAAGCAACAAAATTCATTATTAAGAAATGAAATTATACATAATATATTTCAACCGAAGGTGTATAATGAGGATAGTAAGCATATTGCTAAGCGCCTGATGAATAACTATTTTGATATAAATCAACATAATACCCTTATGAATGAGACGGATAGAACCATTGTTGGATTATTGTGGCATGAAAATATAGTCGATACATTGCAAAAAATTGAGCCCGAAAAAAGTTTTCCATTTTACAGAAAATTCTTAGAAAACATATGTTTTTCTGATTACATAGACCGCATTACATTTCAAAAGCAAATCTGGCAATTTAATGAAATGAGTTCGTTAACAAAAACCATGTATAATAATAAGTTATTTAATGACACGTTTCCAAAGCGGGCAAAGTTTAATCCGATAGATGTACGATTTACAAAAGTGTTGACCAAATATAGTACCGAGTATAACAATTCTGTTTTTTTGCAAAATCTGTGTGGAAAGCTACAATTAGATAAAAAAGACCTATTGCTTTACTTTGAAGAAATGCAGAAAAATCATAGTGAAGAAGCAATTATTGTTATTATGGAAACGTATGATATTACGAAGCTTGATATTCAACGATTGTATCGATATATTGATAAAATAAAAAATTATGGTTTAATAGATAGTACTGGTGAGGTCGAAGTTGAAATTGAATAATCATCCATAGACAATGATGTTTCATAATATATAAAAAGTGTTATGAATGTACCAAATACATGACATAATGCATGCGGGATTTTTGAAAGATTTTTTGGATAATGTTTCTTCTTTTTTGTTAATAATACGGTTAAACTATAACACATTGCGCATGATATTATGCCATAAAATATGATATCACATGTAGTTGTATGATAACGTTCGTATATTATTACTTCTGAACCATCCATTTTATTAGATAAAAGCATATATATACAACCGGTTATGCGTACTGTAAGTCTATCTATAAATTGGAAACACCTTTTTATTTTTCCATGCTTGCGTGAAAAATGATTTAAAACACTTGATATAATTGATCCAATGACCAGATAATATATATAGAAATTATATATGGGGTAGAAATAAATCCCTCCGACAATCAGAATAAGTGATGTATAGATGACCGAAACTTCTAATATATTATTGAATATGTTCATTTTCGCACTAAAATATTATTTTAACTGTATATAAAATAATATTATATTAAACTCAATGCATGGATGATTTATCATTTGGATTATTTATTACCGGATGATTTCTTATTGGATGGTTTATTACCAGATGATTTTTTGAATGATGACCCTTTTAGGTCATGAATTAATTGAACATTTAATTTTTGCAAGGCTACATTGGTCGACAATGATTCGGATAATTTTTCGGTCAGATATTTTATTTCGGCGTCCTTTTCTATAATAATATTTTTGATATTTCCAAATTGTTGTTGTAAATTTTTGTATTGGACTTGTTGCTGCTGCACTATAGATACCATTTCTGTTGGACTAATTTTTTTTACACTTCCATCAGGTTGTTTCATAATTATTTGTCCGCTTTCATTCGATCGCTTCTCTATTTCTTTGCGACGTGTCTCTTCCAATTCTATTATATTTTGTATAACATCAGGTTTATAATGTGGGAGTCCTGGTTCATATGTTTTTAATATCGTGTTTAAATTATCTTTATAAAAAATTCGCAGTTCTTCTTCGGGCACAAGTTCCTCTACTGTTTTATCAAGCAGAATAACAAATCGCTCGTCTGGATTATCTAATAATTTTTTCTTATTTACAGTGTTATGATCATGTGCAAAAACCAATATTACTTTCTCTGGATCCAATTGCACAAATGGTACGGTATAATTATTTAAAAAATCCTTTTCTTCGGCTAAGCAAGCATCGTCAACGTATCGTCTATCTTTCAATAGTTCTTTTCGAAATGCAAATGTTCCAGCAGTCGCATGTTTCTCTCCATAGGGTCCGAATTGATATATTTTATCAATATGATCGTAATATACAAAAATACGACTTGAACCTGCACACAATGCTGATGGATTCGCTTGTAATTTTTCCACGGCATGAGAAACTCGCATGGATGGATAATAATCATCGTCATCCATATATACGATTATATCGCCTTGGCATTTTTCATGCATAAGATTGCGTTTTTTACCAAGAGGCATTTTTTTATCATATGAAAAGTATTTTACTTTGGGATGATCCGAAACTAAATCGTCTATTTTATCTGTGCCGTCATCAATAATTATCCACTCCATTTTATCTTTCGGATAATCTTGATTGTCAAAACATTTTATCATATATGGTATAAATGGTCGCCGATTAAATGTAGGCGTGCAAACACTTATAAAAGGTTGATTGCATGCGCTTATAAAAGGTTGGGTAGTATCTTCCATATAATAATATTAAAAAATTTATATTTATATTGATTTTTACATATTGGTTTTTATTTATACTAAGATAAAAACTCACTCATATTATCAGTAAAAAAATCCATTTCATCGGAAGTGCAAATAATAGACTGTCCATAACGTATAACTTGTTTTATAATATTCAGAACCTTATCATTTTCATCATCGTAATTAGATGAAGGAGAGAAATTATTAATATATAAAAGTGGTACACTTTTTTCAGTTGTTAAACTATTAAATAATTCTTCTGATGTCGGTTCAACCTCATTATAGTGAATTTCTTTTATTTTGTCTATTATGAATTTTTCCATATTCTCATCATATTTCAGTAGGAGCATTTTATTATTACCTTTATTTTCTATAATATTGGAAATATAAATATCCAATGATTTTTCACAATCGAATAATGCATCGGCCTCCTCCTGATCTTCAATCTGATTTTGATTTTGTACCTGATCCTGATCCTGCACCTGATCACTCGGCCGTGCTTGCACCTGATCCATCGTCGGTTCTTGTACTTGTAAAGACATATTATATTATTCTATAATATCATATGTTTATACCCTTGAAGATGTAAATGAACATGCTAATAAATATTAAATCTACTGGTTTTAGGCTTGTCCTTTTTTAGCTTTTGCGATTTCATTATTGTTGCTTTTATTCGTCTTTATGATATAAATAAGCATTGTTATAAACATTGTATTTCCATATATTGGTTCCAGGCTGGTCCAGGCAGCCATGGTTATTAGCATGCCATATAATATGGGTAAAAACTTGGCAGTAATTTGAACATTATCTTTCCATTCAGAAAAATTATTGATGATTGGATACATTAAAAATTTATACATAATTTCGATATATTGAATAATACCTACTCCGAATGCCCACATAAAATTAATCATACCAAAACAACATCCTATAATGGTGTATTTTATACCACGACCCCAATTAGATGTTTTTTCATATTTTCCTCCTTCCTCCGTTTTTTCGTATTTCGTATATTTTGCCCCACTAAATTGTGCCCATATATTTACAAATGTTCCAATTGCCATTGAACTATGAATAATTAAATAGGTTATAATAATATTTAATATCATTGCGAATAGTCCATATAAATAACTGTTTTCTTCTTGCTGTGCAGGATTTTCATCGGATGCTGCATTTTGACCACTAATAAGAGGTTTTATTTTTTTGAAAATGTATTGCAATAGACGGCGCTCAGTTATAAATGAATATTGGGTTGATGTAGAGATCCAATTCTTGATATTACTTGTCGACTGGCTCCACCATCTACCGTTGAAAAATGGCCATGGAAAATATTTCCAACCAGGTTTTAAATAATTGATTGCGGCTTTTACATTAGTTAATTCTGTTTTTATCACGTCTAATCCAGGATCGTTTGGATTGATGTTTGTTATTTGTGATTTCAATTTTTCTAATTTTTCTTTCATTGGTTTCAATACTTTAATTCTTTCATCTATCGCTTTTTTCCACTTATCATATATTTCACTTTTTGTTTCACCTGAAATTTTTCCATCAATTTGGTAAGCACTGTTATCTTTACCTATATAAAACTTTCCTCTATTAGCACCATTTGGAGCACAATCATTAAATGGATTCATCCACGTATATGGAAATTTAAATTTAATGGTTGTATCCTTCGTTAATTTCTTCGCTGCATCCTTCGTTAAATTCGCGATTTTATCCACTATACCTCCTCCTTTTTGTCCTGGTATTGGTGGTATTCCTGGTGGAAGTGCTCCAAGTCCTGCTGGTCCAGGTACTCCAAGTGCTGCTGCTGCTTGCGCTTGTGGTGTTTTGGCTGCTAAATCGGCTGCTGTGCCTGCTAAATTTCCAAGTGCTCCTGCAGCACTTGCCTTAGGGATTGAAGGCAGTGTATCAGGAAGTGCATATAACCAAGGGTCTATATTATTGTTATCAACTTCAATCATACCAGTATCCTCACACTTCTCTGCAGGAGCTGATTCAGCATCTGGTTCATAAGGTGGTTCATTGGGATTTTTAGGAAAAATCTTGGCCAATGCTTCGTCACCTATACGAGTAAAAAATACTATATTACTCGCAATAAGCCACGTGATAATCGCCATAAAAACCCCGAATAAACACGAATAACCGAATGTAGTCCAGTTGCTCTCTTTTTTTTCGGAATCTACATTATCATCCTCATCATTATTTTGTTTTTTCTTTGAATCTATAGCATCAGTTTCTGACATATATATAATTCGTATATAAAATAACTAAATAAAAGATTTATACATTATAATTGCGCAAATGGAAATACCAATGATTTCCGAATTTTTAGAGATTTTACAAAAGATTGATGGTTTTCAAACGAAAATTTTTGAAAAGAATAAGATTATAGGATTTTTGTCGCTTAAAGCTATTATAAAATTATTGGAAGGATTATTGGTGAAGTTAAAAGAAAAACATGATAAAATTGCAAGTGATGATATCGAAAACATCATACCTGGTATAAAATTAAGTAAGCTCAAAGAGCTCTTCAACAAGTAAGCTCAAAGAGCTCTTCAACAAGTAAGCTCAAAGAGCTCTTCAACAAGTAAGCTCAAAGAGCTCTTCAATAAATAACGTTAAATATCAACTTTTTTATGTATTAGATAATTAGAAATGGATTCAATCGATTTAGAAAAACTTCTTGAAAAAGCTGTGAAAGAAATTTCTGAAAAAATAGATTTTGGGTGCGATTCACCTGACAAAAACAAAATTGTTTCTGAAGGCGCAGACACTTCTGAAGACAAAGTCGTATCCGAAGATGTAGTTGCTTCTGAAGGCGCAGACACTTCTGAAGATGTAGTTGCTTCTGAAGATGTAGTTGCTTCTGAAGATGTAGTTGCTTCTGAAAATGTAGTTGCTTCTGAAAATGTAGTTGCTTCTGAAAATGTAGTTGCTTCTGAAGATGTAGTTGCTTCTGAAGATGTAGTTGCTTCTGAAGATGTAGTTGCTTCTGAAGATGTAGTTGCTTCTGAAGATGTAGTAGCTTCCAAAAACGAAGTTGCTTCCGAAGATGTAGTTGCTTCCGAAAACAAAGTCGCTTCCGAAAAAGAAGTCGTATCCGACGATGTAGAAGTTGCTTCTGAAGTCGCAGACACTTCTGACGATGTAGAAGTTGCGTCTGAAGACAAAGTTGCGATGGATGAAAGTGAGTCTTCTCCTGATATAGAAAATATTTTAAATTTATTAAAAAGTACCGACCTTAAAGATACAGAGACTCTAACCAAGTTAATAAGCTCAATTACAGACAAAGAGACTAAAACACATTTTCCCTCTGAGATAAACTCAAAATTTAAAGAACTGGCTGTTTTACTCAAAGTGTATAAACCAGTGGTTGTTAATAAAGTGAAAGGTGCAAATGAAATACCCAAAGATTTAGTAGATGTAGCAAGACATACTATGGGATTTTTTCTTGAAAAAGTAGTTGATATGTTAGATGAAGATTAATATGAAATAAAATTAATGTAAATATATAATAATAGTATGGTTATTGAAATACTTGGTATTATTGCATCTATCATAATCATGTTTATATTATATTATTCAACAGCAATGTTTTTAAAGACATTAAATATTAAACTCCCATCCTTTATTGAAAATTTAGACATAATGAAATGGATATCCTTTAAAAAAAAAGAGGGCATGTCGAATAATGAGAATCCCACTGATTCATTGCAATCCTCTATTCAACAGACCCAATCATTTATTAAACGTCCTGAAGCATTTGCTGATAAAGACGCGAGTTTTTTCAGCTTTCTAACACGCTTTGATCCTTCATTTAAACCACCAAAATATCAACTTTTCCCAAATAAATCAACATTATATACAGTAGATTATAAATGTAGACCATCTACTACTGGAATGTTTACAGATTGTGGACCCATGTCAAGTAATTCTTGCAAATAAATATTGTAAATAATAAATTATAATAAACTTTAAAAATGTTATTATAATTAGATGTAATTAGATGTAATTAGATTTATCGAGCGTACATTAATCCACAATTTCCACCCACAAAACTAACCATATTATAACGCTCTTCCAATACTATTAAATTGTAGTTGTAGTCGTATAAGCGCCATGTTGGTTTGTTAACGCCAATTGGGATACCTGTTTCCGGATCACAAATTGTCAATACCTGCGCGTTTTCATCAACTGGTGGAACATAAGTGGTAAATTCGAATTGAATTGTCTGAAATTTACTAATATTCATAGCCCCACTTGGCTGTAATACAAATGGGTCGGTATCTAAACAGAAATTATACATATATAGTCCATCTGGAGCATCCCCCTTGGAAGTTAAATATTTTTCGACATAATTAAAAACTCCTCCTTCCATAAGATTCTCCCTATATTTACCATCCATAATAATGCCCATGTTCATCAAAATATTTTTATGATTCGCCTCATTATATGTACCTGTAATATAAAGTCCTGTACTTATGTTATCTGGTGGATTTAATCCGGGACCAAATCCTGTAATAAAATTATCATTATCATTGCATGCTGTATCTATAGTATAAGTACTTATATCAGGTGCAGGTACCGAATTATATGGCAAGTAATTATATGGCCAATTCGTATAATTCGACCATTCATTGCGCAAGTATGCATCACTTCTCTGAAAATAAAACATCCAAGATGAAACCATACCCGCAGTGTTATCCAAGTCGATTCGTCTACTTCCAGTAACGTTTTGATAGGTTGTTTCAAAAACGCTTTTAAATAAATAATTCTGTTCCAGTGCTGCAAAAACGCGCGCTTCATCTGAACTCAAGAAACAATATGTCGCCAATAAATTAATATCCGCATTCCAATTCGTGCGTTTATCTACATAGTCCGCATCTAACAATGGTATAGAAGGTGGTGGCTGCAAAAACCGGTAAAACTGTTGCAATGGCTCATTAAAATTCGGTCTTATTAAAGGATTAACATTTTCTGTATCCAACACATCTCGAATTTGAATCAAGTCTTGTATTGAACGCAAGGTAATATTAATATGCAATTCATTATATTGCATTGCTACCAAGGGAAAAGCCATTTTACTATTCATACCGAACCACAGATTCAGTGGCACATAAATTTTACGCGCACGGATAGACGGTTCTGGCCCCTGTGGTTCGGTTGTATAAAATGCATTCGGATATTGATTCACACGACCATTGCAATTCCCTGGATCATTCAGTTCGGGAATATTTCCGGTCATATTATCATATGTTGCTTTTTGAGTCGCTGTAAAATCGCGCTGTACCATAGCCAATAGATAGCTACCACTTATTCTTTGCAATGTTTGACCACCAACTGTTATCTCAATTTCTTTAATCAATTGTGTGCCCAAGTTTTCAATCCAGCGAAACTCATATGGTACCCAGTTCCCACTACAATCGGTCGGTGGCATAATGGGACTCCAAATTGTCGGGAGTGTAACAACTAAATATGTGTCCATGAGCAATTCAGCATATCGCTTTACTTTGAATGTATACTTGGATTCTTCGCTCAATCGCAACGCTTTTTGCCCATCAAAATCTAAACGAAACTTTTGCATTCCGAAATTAGTATAGCGTGAATAAACCGGTTTAAAAAACGTCTTTTTCGGATTACCATTCAATATTATATTTTGATTTCCATATGCTACAAGATTTAGTAATCCACCCGGCATAGTTTTATATATATATCATTCATATAATAATATTCATATTCTTTTATAATTAACGTTATTA